CAAGATCAGCGGCAACGGCACGCGACGCGCCTTCAGCCAGGTATCGAGCCGGATCGCCCAGCGCCGCGTGATCCTCAAGCCAGATCCGCGCGACGTGTCGGCCTATGCCCAGGCCTGGGCGGACGCCAACGGCGAGGTGCTGACCAAGCGCGAGCTGGACTTCCTGCAGTCGATCGCTGCCCGGCCGGGCGGCCTTCGTAACGTCGAAATGACGTTCGAGGGCGCGCTGCTGGTGTCCCTGAATTCCGACAAGCCGCTGACCGTCGAGCATCTGCAGGGCGCGTTCGCCCAGCTCTCCGGCCTCAACCTCGCAGCCTAGGGAACCCTGACCATGATCGACGTCACCAACATTCGTCGCCCCGCTCGGGACCCGGCGACCGTCATCCGCGAGGGCATGAACGCCTTCCGCCAGCTGCGCATCCAGGCCGAGAACAACTGCCTGACGCCCTTCGACACCGACCGCCTGGTCGCCAAGGTCGAGGCCGGGTTCGTCGAGGCCATGCGGGTCATGGCCAGCGCGCCGCCGCCGTCTCAGCCCTTCCGCGTCATCGACGGAGGACTGTCATGATCGAGCGCCCCGTCACGGTCGTCGATGGCAACTCGCCTATGTGCGAGGAGCAGGCTCGTCTCGCCGCCGAATTGCTCGCGGCGGGCAAGGGCATCGCCGTCCTGATCCGCCAGCCCAGCGACAACGAGCAGTCGTTCGCGATCAGCGCGCTGGTCAGCAGCATGCAGACCCTTGTCAGCCAGTCGGTCAAAGCCGGCATGGACGACGAGGACATCTTCAAGGCGATGGCCGCCACCTTGGGCTGGGCCGCGAAGCGCCAGAACCTCGGCCCGATCCGCGACTGGGTCGGGCAGCTGAGCATGGCCGCTCTCAAGTCCGCACAGATGTGTCTGGACGCCGCCGGCTTCGGTTTCGAGACGCGGGGGCGGGCATGAACTCCCGGCTTAAGCCGTGGCCCCTGCGGCTCCTGCAGATCGTGCTGGAGGCCATTGGCGTCGAGCCCGAGCCCCTGGTTTTGCGCAAGAGCGTCACGCGCTCCCGCCGCCTTCAGAAGCGGGTCGCCCAACAGGCCAGCCGCAACCCCTTCACTCCCCACCGGCGCCCGACGCGCCAAGTCGATCGAGGTTTCCAATGAACGCCATGTCCGCCGCCCACGCCCAAGCCGCTACCGCTCTCGCCGAGGACACCGACATCATCAATCACCCGCTCTTCCAGCCTGTTCCAAACGGCGTCGTTCCGTTCAACGGCGTGGATCATATGCGCAACCCCGAGGGCGGGCTGTCGGTCCTATCCCGGATCAAGCCGCAAGAGCTACTGGAAGACGAAATGGTCCGCAAGGTGCTGGGCTTCGCCTTGCCGCTGCAGTCGATCATCGCGCGGTTCGTCCAACACACCTTCAACGACGCCGACGACTTGGTCTCGCTCCTGGACCAGGAATACGGCGTCAAGCGCGGCGGCAAAGCCGGGAACCTGACCTTTCAGACCTACGACCGGCTGATGAAGGTGGACGTTCAGCGCGCCAAGATCATCACCTTCGGTAACTCCCTGGCCCAGGCCAAGGAACTGCTGGACCAGTGCGTGGCTGAATGGTCGGGCGGCGCGGACGACAATCTGAAGGCCCTGGTGACCCGAGCTTTCAATGTCGAGGACGGCGGGCTTTCCAACCGCTCAGCGCTTCTGGGATTGCTGCGCCACGACATCCCTGACGAACGCTGGCGCCGGGCGATGGACGCGATCAAGGACGCCATCCAAGTCGAGGGCACCAAGCGCTACGTCCGCATCTACCACCGGGCGTCGATCGACGATCAGTGGACCCCGGTCTCGATCGACGCTGCGAGGGCGAAATGAGTGCGCCCCTCACGCCCCAGCAGGAGTTCACGGTGGTCATGGCGGCGCGCCTCGGCGCTCGCCATGGCGACGTGATCTCGGAATTCGAAGGCGAGTTGGTCAAGAGCGTCGCCCGCCGCTACCTCATGCACGGGCCGGCTGCGGCGGTGACCCCAGCTGAGTGGCCGGTTCTAGAAGCCGCCGCCCAAGCGATGGCGGTCGCGGCTGGCGTCACGGCCACGCTGAACCTGCGGGTGACAGCATGATCAACATCACCGTCGATAGCGTGCTGATGAAGCGCGGAAGCGAGATCAAGCCTTTCATCGTCCTGGCCGTGAACGGCCAGGTGGTGGCGATCAGCCCTGAAACCTCGGCCCAGGTTCGGGCCGAGCTGGAGAATGCCGAAGCCAAGGTCGCCGCCGGCCTGGCCGACATCGCCACCGCGCCCGACCTGGTCGGCGTCGCTCCGGTCGGAGCGGCCTGATGTTGGTGCGCGACGTGATCAAGGCCACCGCCAAAGCCGGCGGCATTTCGGTCGATGAGCTGCTGTCGCGCACCCTGCGGCGCGACGTGCTGCGTCTACGCCAGGTGGGCCTGCTGCTGTCGTCCAGGCTAGTGGCGCAACCGTGGACGGTCATCGGCCGCGCCTGGGACAACCGCGAGCGTGGGACCTGCGAGAAGGCGGCGACCATCGCCGAGACCAGGATCGCCACGAGCGATCCCGAGACGCTCTCCCAGGTCGCGGCGATCCTAAAGCTGCTTGGCCAGCACAAGCTGCCGCCCGCGCGCCCCGCCAAAGCCACCCCGCGCCGTAGCGCCTCGACGATCAAATCGCAGATCGCGGTGCACCGGGCGCGCATTCGCACTCTCAGCCTTCGCCTGCGAGAGATCGAGGGAGACGCCCGATGACCCGAAAAGCTGTTCGCAGGGGCAAAATCGTGGATCTGCGCGAGGCGCGCCGCCTCGGCACGGTCAGCGACCACGCCCTGGTCCGGTGGATGGAGCGGGTGATGCTGCTGGATCTGGATCAGATCCGCCGTGAGATCCTGAGCGAGACCGTGCTGATGGGCATGGCCGCCAATGCCTCGGCCGTCGTCGGTCCAGGCTACAAGCTGATCCTCGAAAACTTCGTGGTCGTCACGACCCTGCCTTCGAACAAGCCTGCCGCCGTCTCGCACGAGCGCCGCGAGAAGGTAGAAGGCTGATGGTCGCCTACAGCTTCAAATCCAGCTTTCTGGCCCCGATCTACGAGGCCGAGAAGCGCCAGACCATCCGCCTTCCCCGGAAGCGCCACGCGCGACCCGGCGAGGCCCTGCAGTTCTTCACCGGCCCGCGCATGAAGCCCGTCCGGATCGGCGCGGCCGTTTGCAAGTCAGTTTGTGATGTACGTCTCGACTTTGACAAACACGAGATCGCCCTGGACGACGCCATCGTCGTGTCCGAGCCGGCCGAGCTGAACGCGTTCGCCGTCCGCGACGGGTTTCGGTATGGCAACGGGCAAGCTGGCATCGATGGCGCATGGGCGCTGATGGGTCGTTGGTGGCGCCTGACGCATCCCGGCCAGCCAGTGTTCGTCGGCGTCTTGATCGACTGGGACGGCTCGTTCGAACCGACGCCGGGCTTTTGCCCTGAGCCCGTCTATTCGCGTCGGGACGTCTTCGAATGACCCGCCGCGTCAGTCCCTCGACCACCGAGACGGTCCAGCCCAAGCGCATCAAGCGGTCAACAACCTGGATGACGGAAGCGGAGGCCAAGCGCTTCGGCTGGAACCTGGGCATCGACCCGCGCTGGCAGTGGGCCGGCCGGATGACGCACACGGTCTTCACTGACGACTTCGTCGAGATCCGCGTGCCGCTGAAGGGGCGTGGCGACAACAAGACCCGCGCGGTGAAGGTCATCTCGTTCGAGGGCAAAAAGGGAGCCGGCGCGCTATGACCGCTACCCGCCGCTCCACCTCACCGCGCCGGTCGGCCAGCCCGCTGTTGGCCAAGGTCCATATCGCCAAGAAGGATCTGGGCCTGGACGACGACACCTATCGCGCCGTCCTGGAACGCGTGACCGGTCAGCGCTCGGCCGCCGGCCTGGGCGATGCGCAGCTGATCAAGGTGCTGAAGGATTTCGAGGCCAAGGGCTTCAAGCCCAAGGTCATCGCCGGCGCCAAGGCGACGACCAGGTCGGCGCCGAAGTCGGGCCGCGCCCCGGCCGACCATCCCGTCGCCCGCAAGGCCCGCGCCCTGTGGATCTCGCTGCACCAGCTGGGCGTGATCGAGAACGGCTCGGAACAGGCTCTGGAAGCCATGGCGAAGCGCCAGCTGGGCGTGGAAGCCCTGCAGTGGGCCGATCAGTCGCACGCCGAGCCGCTGATCAAAGCGCTGAAGGCGATGGCTGAGAAGGCCGGCTGGAGCCAGAAGGGTTCGACCGATGAGGTCGTGGCCCGCCTGCAGCTGCTGCTGGAGGCCAAGCGCCGTGGCTGACGACCTGTTCACGCGCGACGACGAAGCCGAAGCCGTCCAGGCGCTGGCTGCGGCCAGGCTGGCGCGCGCGGACGCCACGCGCCAGGTGGTCGGCGCGCCGCGCTGCAGGATCGGGGAATGCCGCCGCGAGCTGGTCGCCGCGACCGCGCGTGTGATCGCCGCCGAACAGGCCCTGTTTCAAATCCAGACGAGCCGGAGGGTCTGGTATTGAGCCGCCTGCCGGGCATCCTGGGCGACATCGAGGACGTGGCCGGCACCGAGGCCGCGCTTCAACTCGCCCGTGAGCGCGGCGGTACGGAAATGAAGTTCTCGGGCAAGCCCGGCGGCGCCTTGGCCGAGATCGTCGGCGACGTGGCGGCGGCGAAGATCACCGAGCTGCTGGGAACCGAGAAATACTATGTGCCCATGGCCACGGCGCGGGGCGCGCGCGGCCGTCGCGAGGCGGCGGCCAAGATGGTGGCCGGCGGCGCTTCGACCCGGAACGCGGCCCTGGCGGCCGACGTAAGCCAGCGCACCGTCGAGCGCTTGCTGGGCCGTCCTAAAAGCGAACCGAAAGAGCCGAGATTGCCGGGCTTCGAAGACTAGGCCCCGACAATTGTCGGGGGCGAACGCCCCTGGCGATACAGCGACATTCACCCGGTAAAGCTCGCGGCGCAAGGCCGCGCTTCCGGGGTGTCTTGCGACCATGAACGCGTCTGATCCTTCATCGGTTTCCCGCCCCAAGGGCTGGACGCTTCTAACCGATGAGCGCTGGGCGTCGGTCTATGCACGGCTCCGGCGGACGGAAGGCGGCTACGTCAACAATCCGAAGGATCGGGGTGGCGCGACCAAGTACGGGATGAGCCTTCGCTTCCTCGCCATCGAGGGCAAGATCGACCTGGACCAGGACGGCCTGGCCGACTTCGATCTGAACCGCGACGGCTCGATTGACGGTATGGATATCCGGCTGCTGACGCCGGCCAATGCCGAGGCGCTTTACCTGCGCCTGTTCATGATCAAGACGGGTTTCTGGAGCCTTCCACGGCCCTTCGATGCGGCGATGTTCGACCTGGGCGTCAACGTCGGCACGGTGACCGCCGTCAAGCTCCTGCAGCGCGCCATGGGCCGCTTCCCGCCGCCAACCCAGATCGACGGCTTCCTTGGCCCCAAGACGATCAAGGGGCTGACCACGCTATCCGACGCCGGCCGGCCGATCCTGTCGGCCCTGCGAGGCGAGGCCGAGGCGCACTACCGCCGCATCGTCGCCAACGACAACGACCAGGCCACCTTCTTGAATGGCTGGCTGCATCGCGCGGGGGAACTGGGCCGTGTCGGCTGATCCCCTCGCCAATCGCCCGGCGCCCAACAGCCGCTGGGCCGTCTTCGTCCGCGCGGCCCGGCCGTTCGGCCTGTGGGTCTGCGTCACAGCGTTCGCGCTGCAGGTGGTCGTGCTGCCTTTGGTCGCGATCTTCGCTGCCGCCGCCGCGCCGCTGATCAGTCCCGAGATCGCCAAGCTGGCCTTCGAAGGCCTGGTTGTGCTCGGCGGTCTGCGATCCATCGACAAAGCCCTGGGGAAAGCCACATGACCCTTCGCGCCGTGGCCATCGCCACTATCGTTCTTCAGGTCGCAGTCATCGCCGGGCTCGGCGCGGCCGTGACCGCCCAGGGCGGCAAGATCGCGACCTTCAAGTCGTGCGCCGACCAGGTGGGCGCCGGCAGCCTCGGCGTGCTGGGCAGCGCCAAGGTCTGTCCGCCGACCATCGCCCAGGCCCATGCCACGGCCGTTCGCGCTCAGGCCTGCGAGGCCGCGTTGAGCGAGGTCCCCGAGAACACCTATGGCGTCGGGGCCAATTGCGCCGAGCCGATCAAGACGGTCCAGGCCGAGCGCGATGTCGCGCGCCGCGAGGCCAAGCGCCTGACCGACGACCTTCAGACCGAAAGGCTCGGCCGGGCCGACGCGATCTCGCGCGCCCAGGCCGCCGCCACCACCCAAGCCGAAAGGAAAGCCCGTGCAGCCGCCGCTCTCAACGCCGCGCCTCGCGATGGCGATGGCCTTATCGTGTGCGACGCTGAGTGCGTGCGGGCACGTTGGTCCGCCGCCGCCGAGCGCCCCTGACCCGATCATCGACCGGGTCGAGACCACGCGTCTGGTGTGTCCGGACGAGCTGAACCGGACGCTGCCGCCCGTGGCGGACAGCGCCGGCGCCGTGATCCGCCACAACGATGCCGGCGGCCGGTTCCTGGACAGCAAGATCGCCCGTGGCGACGCGGCCGAGGACATCGTTCAGGACGCGAGGAAGGCATGCGCCAAGGCGGGCGCGAAGTGAGCGGCGGCGACCTGGTGCTGATCGCGATCTCGGCGACCGCCGGCCTGGTGGTCGGCGCGGTCGGCGGCTTCGCGTTTCGGGACCACCTGTTCCGCCTGATTTCGGGCGAGTGGGACCGCATCGTCGCCGCGAGCGAGCGTCGATGACCGACGTCGTGGATCGCGCCCAGGAGATCGAAGCCTTCGCCCGCGAGCGCGCCATCGAGCGCGTCCTGGACAAGGCCCACACCCGAGGTCCCGACGACCTGGTCGGCTGCGTGGATTGCGGCGACGCCATCGAACTAGCCCGCCGCGAAGCCCAGCCGGGCGCGCTGCGGTGCGTGGATTGTGCGGAGGCGCTGGAGCGCCGGCCGCGTCTGTTTAGGAAGGGCTGACCGTGGCCGCGTTTATGAAGTTCTGGCCGATCATGCAGATGGTGCTGAGCCTGCTGATGCTCTGGATCTGCTGGTCGCTCCGGCAGCTCGCGATCCAGGAGGTGACGAAGATCGTCAACGCCGCCGTCGCCGGGCTCAACTCGGCCGACGAGAAGATCGACGTCGCCGTCACCGACCATGAAAAGCGGATCATCGAAGTCGAGAAGGACGTCGAAGGTCTCAAAGAAGACATCGCGCGGCTTCCGACCAAGGCCGACCTGGCCCGCGTTGAGGGCGAGGTGAAGGGCGTGGCCAAGACGGCCGACGCCACCAAAGCCGGCGTGGATCGCCTGGAAGGCTACTTCCTGAAGCTTGGTGTGGAGCGTGCGTCGTGAGCTACGCCGAGAACCTGAAGGCCAACCGCCGCCTGTGCATTCTCAAGCTGCTGATCGAAGACCACGGTCACTCCAACGAGAGCGTGCTGGAGATGGCCCTACGCGCCCTGGGCCATCATGCTGGGCTTGATCGCTCCTATGTCCGCGAGCAGCTGCGCTTCCTGGAAGACGCCGGCTGTATCGTCGTCGAGTTCTTCAAGGACAAGGTGATGGTGGTGCGGATCACCGAACGCGGCGTAGCCGTGGCGCGGGGATCGATCGGTTGCGAGGGCATCGCGGCGCCCGGCCTAGGGGCCTAGCCGAATGACTCGCCCTTCCTCGATCAGCAAGCTCCCCAAAGAGATCCGCGAGCTGATTGGCCGCCTGCGCGAAGACGGCAGTTCTATCGACGACATCCGCAAGAAGCTCCTGGAGCTGGACGCGGAAGTCTCCCGTTCGGCGCTGGGCCGTCATGTGAAGAACCTCGCCCAGGTCGGCGAGCGCATGCGGCGTTCGCGCGCCATGGCCGAGGCGCTCACGGCCAAATTTGGCGACCAGCCCGACAACCAGGTCGCGCGACTGAACTTCGAACTGATGCACGGCATAGTGTTCGAAACGCTCACGGCCGCGCCGGGGTCCGACGAAGAAGACGAGAGCGAGGAAACCGAGGGTCAGCCGCTGACCCTCGATCCTCAACAGGTGAAGTATCTGTCGGGCGCGCTGAAGGACTTGGCCTCGGCTCAGTCTATCGACGCGGCGCGTCTGATGAAGATCGAGGAAGCGGCGCTGCGCAAGGCCGTCAGCCGAGTGGACGAGGTGGCCAAGGAGCGCGGCTGGTCGGCCGAAACCGCCGCCGAGGTCCGCGCCAAGATCATGGGCGTGAAGATCGTCAAGGTCGCCGGCAAGGCGGACAAGTGATGACCGCCGTGGTCGAGACGCAGACCGATCCGCTATCGGCGGACATCGGATCTCGCAACGGCACCAAAGAGCGCGTGCTGGAAGCCGTCGACGTCCTTGGCGCCGACGGCATCTTTCACGATTACCAGAAGGAAGCCGTGCGCCTGTCGCACGAGCACGAGCTGCTGGTCGTCGAGAAGGGCCGACGCACCGGCCTGACCTGGGCTTTCGCGGGCGACGACGTGGTCACAGCCGCGACCAGGGCGAGCGACGGCGGCGACGACGTCTTCTACATCGGTCCGTCCTTCGACATGGCCCTCGAATACATCGAGGCCTGCGCGGGGTTCGCCAAGGCCTTCATGGGCATCGACGCCATCGTCGGCGAGGTGATGTTCGACGACGAGGATCTGAACAAGCCGGGCGAAACGCGGCAGATCAAGTCGTTCCGGATCGACTTCGCCAGTGGCCACAAGATCCTGGCGCTCAGCAGCGCGCCCAGGTCGATCCGGGGACGCCAGGGCCTCATTCGCATCGACGAAGGGGCATTCCACAACGACTTGGAGCGGCTGCTGGCCGCCGCCCTGCCGCTGATCATCCTGGGATCGCGGGTGGTGATCATCTCCACCCACGACGGCGCCGACAACGCCTTCAACAAGCTGATCGCGGAGATCCGCTCGGGCGAGCAGGCCGGTCACGTCGTGACGATCCCATTCGGGTTGGCGATAGAACAAGGCCTCTACCGGCGGATCGCGACCATCAAAGGCTGGGACCTGACCCAAGAGGCCGAGGACAAGTGGGTCGCCAAGATCCGCAAGGTCATGGGCAAGCGGGCCGCGCAGGAACTGGACTGCATCCCGTCCATGTCAGCGGGGAAGTGGCTGGCCCACGACCTGATCCTGCGCGCCGAAGAGGTCGGCGTGCCCGTCATCCGGCTGTCGCTGCCTACCGAGTTCACGTTCCTGACCGATGTCGAGCGCCTGGCTTTCATCACCGATTGGTGCAGGCGCGAGCTGGCGCCGTGGCTGTCGAGCCTCGACCAGAGCTGCCCGCACGGGATCGGCGGCGACTATGGCCGCTACAGCGACCTTTCGGTGATCTGGATCTTGCAGGAGCTGATCGGCCGCAGCTGGCGCACGCCGTTCGTCGTCGAGCTGCGCAACGTCCCCTTCACCGAGCAGCTGTTCGTTTGGACCTTCATCCTGAAGGGCATCCGCCGCAAGCGCGCCAAGGCCGACGCCCACGGCAGCGGCGGCACGCTAGTGGAGCGGCTCCAGCAGATCTTCGGCCGCGCCATCGTCGAGGCGATCAAGGCGCTGGCGCCCTGGTGGATGGCCGAGGGAACGCCGCTGCATTCGCGGTTCGAAGACGACCGCATCCAAATCCCGCGCGACAGCAACATCGCCACCGATCTGCGCATGGTCGAGATCATCAACGGCGCGCCCCGCGTGCCCGAAGGCCGCACCAAGGAAATGTCCGACGAGGGCGAAGAGACCAAGGACAAGCGGCACGGCGACGCCGCCGTCGCGCTGTTCCACGCTTCGGCCGCCCTCCGCGAAGGCCCGATTGATGTCGCGACCGCCGTGACCAGCGGCGCGACCGGCGCGCCCTCCGGCTACCTCGGCGACGAAGCGGCCTCTCCCTACGAACCCCTAAGCCTGGCGGGCTACTGACATGCAGACCACCGAACCGGTGAACGACAAGCCCGTCACCGACGAGATCGCGATCAGCGTCGCGGGCGTGGACATCACTATCCCGTTCATGGGCGCGCTGCGCGAGGTCCAGGACACGGTGCTTCGCCGCCTGGGCAACAACTACGAGGCCTATCGCGAACTTCGCCGCGACGACCAGGTCGCCGCATGCTTCCAGCAGCGCCGCCTGGCGCTGATGGGTCGGCCACTGCTGGTCAAGCCGGGCGCCGACGATCCGTTGTCGGTCGAGGCCGCTGACCATCTGCGGTTCAACCTCTCCCAGATCCGCTTCGACCAGACGTGCGGCACCAAGATTTGGGGCGCCTTCTATGGCTACGACGTCGCCGAGTGCATGTGGGGGATCGTCAACAGCCGGGTGTGGCTAAACAAGCCGAAGGTCCGCACGCCTTGGCGCTTCCGGTTCACGCCCAGCGGCGAGCTGCGACTGATCACCCGCGAGAGCATGATCGAGGGCCAGGTGCTGGCGCCCAAGAAGTTCTGGGTCACCAGCTGGGGCGCGGACAACGACGACGATCCCTACGGTCTGGGCCTGGCGCACCAGCTCTATTGGCCGGTGTTCTTCAAGAAACAGGGGCTGGGGTTCTGGCTGCGCGCGCTGGAGAAGTACGGCGCGCCCTCGACCTATACGACCTATCCGGCCGGCTCGGACCAGCAAACCCAGCGCGACGCCCTGGACGTGGCCCGCCGGCTTCGTCTGGACGGCGCGGCGGCAATCCCCGAGGGCATGACAGTCGCCCTCCTGGAAGCGGCGCGCGGCACCGTCGATCAGGCGACCTTCCTGCGTCAGATGAACGCGTCCATCGCCAAGATCATTCTGGGCCAGACCATGACCACGGACGACGGCGCGAGCCTGTCGCAGTCCCAGGTCCACATGGGCGTTCGCGAGGAGCTGACCGACGCCGACGCCGAGCTGCAGTGCGAAAGCTTCCAGAACGGCCCAGCGACCTGGCTGACCGCCTGGAACTTCCCCGGCGCGGCCGTGCCGCAGATCTCGCGCCCTTCGCCGGAAGACGAAGCCGCCTCGGCGGAGCTGCTGGAGAAGAAGGGCAAGGCCGTGAAGGCCCTGCGCGACGCTGGCCTGGAACCCGAGAGCGACGAGATCGTCCAGGCCTTCGTCGGCCCTGGCTGGAAACTCACCGCCATGCCCGCCGCGCCAGCCTTGACGGCGCCGCCCGCGCGCCTGGCGCTGCCTTCGCCCTCCACAGCCACCTTCGCCGAAGGCGGCGACCGCGACGCCATCGACGAGTTCGTGGACGAGCTGGAGTGGGAAGAGGTGATGCGGCCGATCCGCGACCGCCTGGTGGCGTTCGTCGAGGCCAGGCCCGATCTCAACGACGCGATCAACGACCTGGGCGAGCTGCTGGCCGACCCGGCCGGCGGCAAGCTTGTCGAGCTGCTGGGTCGGTCGCTGTTCGAAGCTCGGCTGGCGGGCCAGGTCGGTGGTGCGACCTCGGCGGCGATGGCGGCGGCTGACGACGCCAGCGCATGAGCGTGGTCCGCTTCCAGGCCAGGCCGCCGGCCCAGGCCGTGGCCTATTTCGAAGACCAGGTCGTCGGCGGCCGACTGTCGTTCGACTGGCGCGACATGCGCCGCGAGGAGCACCTGACCGCATTCGTGGTGGCGAAGATGGCCACGGCGGACCTCCTGGCCGATGTTCACGGCGGGCTCCGGGCGGCCCTGAAGGACGGCAAGAGCGGCGTCCAGTTCGCCCGCGAGATCACGCCGCTGCTGCAGGCCAAGGGCTGGTGGGGCAAGGCTCTGCAGGTCGATCCAGTGACCGGCGTCCAGGAGCTGGTCGAGCTGGGCTCGCCCGCCCGCCTGCGAACCATCTTCGACGTCAATATGCGGATGGCCCACGCGGTCGGCCGCTGGGACCGCTTCAGCCAGAACGCGGCGACCCGGCCGATCCTGACCTATCACCACACCCGCCAGGAGCGGCCACGCCTTGAGCACGTGGCTTGGGACCTCATCTCGCTGCCGATCAATCATACGTTCTGGATCACGCACTTCTGCCCCAACGGCTGGGGCTGCAAATGCTTTGTCACGTCGGAGCGGGCCGGCGCGGCCGTCACGTCCGAGACCGAGCTGGAGCGCATGGGCGTCTATGACACCCGGCCGGTGAAGAACCGGCGGACGGGCGAGATCCGCGAGGTCCCAGTCGGGATCGACGCGGGCTTCGACTACAATGTCGGGATGGCCAGGCGCTCCAACCTGGTTCCGCCGCCGGCTCCCGAACGCCAACGCGATCTCGTCCAGGGCGAACGGATGCCGCGCGCGCTGCCGGCCATGCGCCAGGCTCGCGCCCTGCCATCGGGCGTCAGGCTGCGCGAGGATCTCGGCGGCGGCGATCCCAAAACGGTCTTCGAAGCGTTTTCCAAGGTGCTTGGAAAGGGCGAGGGCGAAGTGTTCTTCGACCGCGCCCAGATCCCGCTCGTGATCGGCCAGCGCATTTTCGAGCGCCACACGGCCGATGGCCTGAGCACCGCGGCCAAACAGCACCTAGCCGGCCGCGCCGCCTATGCCGAGATCCTGGCCCATGCGCTGAAGGACCCCGACGAGATCTGGCACTCCCTGCAGCTGCGGGCGGACGGCACGTCGGTGCTGGTCCGCAACTATGTGGCCTGGATCAAGTCGGGCGACGGGCGCGAGGCGTTTGTCGCAAGCTTCCAACAGCGGGACGGCGTGTGGTGGGGCGCGACGGCTTATCCGCCCGGCAACCGGGGTAAGGCCAAGGACCAGCGGACCCAGACCGACGCCGGCTTCCGGGTCGGCTCACTCGTCTATGCCCGGAAATGAAAGACCCCCGCGCGAGCTGCCGCCGGGGGTCATGACGATCCGTGGGACCCCGCATCCGCCGGGATTAGACCGTGCCCCTAAAATAGGCGGCCAGGGCGGGTGTGTCCAGCTGGGCGCTCCGGATGGCCGACGCGGGGCGGTCATGGCCTTCCAGCGCCTTCCACGGGCTTCCAGGCGACAGGCATGTCGCGGGCGAGCGATGCGATCTGCTGGGAGGGCTTGGAGCTAGGGCCAGGGCGCTTGGCCCCGACAATTGTCGGGGGCGAACGCCGCTTCGACACTGCCGATAGTGGGGGCTCAACGGACGACATGTCCACCCCGTTCCTGAGCCCCGATCGAGCCCCATGCAAAATCGCCACGCCATCTTCCGCGCAGGTCGTCACCGCGCCCAAAATGGCAAGACCTACGTCTTCTCCGAGACGGACGTGGCCGACATCGCTTCGTCCTACGACCCCGCCATCCACCAGGCGCCGTACGTCCTCGGCCACCCGAAGACCGACGCCGCGCCGTCGTGGGGCTGGGTCGATAAGCTGGTCGTCGAGAATGGCGTGCTGTTCGCCGAGGCCTCCGACATCGACCCGGCCTTCGCCGAGGGCGTGACCGCTGGCCGCTATCGCTTCCGCAGCGCCGACCTCTACGACATCAACGATCCCGCTAATCCGACCCCCGGCAAGTATCACCTGCGCAGCGTGGGCTGGCTTGGCGCTGAACCGCCCTCGATCAAGGGCCTGGGCGCGGCCTTCAGTGAAGCCGACACCTCCGAGCCGCTGTCCTTCGCCGAAACCGACCTGTCGCTGGCCTGGCTGGCAGACAATGTCTCCGAAGGTTTCCGGAGCATGCGCGACTGGATCCTCGGCAAGTTCGGCAAGGAAGAGGCCGACAAGGCCCTGGCTTCCTGGCAGGACAAGTCGGCCAGCGCCATCGCCGCGGAAGTCCGCGCCGACATTCGCCACGAAAATGGCGAGGGTCGCTCGCCGGTCTTCGCCGAAGCCGACGCCGCCCGCGCCGCCGAGTTGGACGCTCGCGAAGCGGCCATCGC